CGTTTCTTGCTAACTTGGTCTTCAACGTATTTATTTACCGCATTCTCCATAATGGCCTTTGGGTAAATACGTCCGTTACGATTCTTTTTGTCTGCTTGCGCAAATACACCTTCAATGACGAAATTTTTCTCACCATTCTCTTTAGCTTCGACGATACACTGAACGTCGTTTTCTACGTATTCGCTAATAAGTTTCATTTTACTTACCTAAGTCTTTGAGGACTTGCTTCGCGGTTGATTCCGCTTCTTTCTGCGACTTGAATGTATCAACAGAATCTCCATCTATAGAAAGATGAAATCCTTTACTAGTCTTTGTGATAACGACAGGATACTTGGACATCTTTTTATTGAAGACAACCTTGTCTTTAGCTTCCCGTAAATTTTTAAATGTTTTCACAATTAGTCCTCGTTTAGGAGTATTTATACAAAAAAGTATTTATAACGAAAAGTTATTCGCTTTCTTCGCTTTCTGTATAATCCTCTTCCTGCCCCAACTCCGCTTCTAAGGCGGTATCGAACGCAGCATCGACTTCTTCGTCACTCAATTCTAACTGTTCTGGTTCTATTCCATTGAACATTTGATCGGCGACAGCGACTTTCTCTGCGTCTAAAGTATCTTGTACTTTTGAAGCTAAAATGTCTTTAAACAAAGTCTCTGCATTATTAAAGTCAGCTACACCCAAAGCATTAACTAAGTCTAGTGTTGGGTTTGCTTCAACTTCTTGTTCTACTGCTAAATCTAATTCACTCATTATCTAATCCTATTTTTTCAAAGTCATCGAAACGATCTTCTTGACCATCCCAGTTTAAATCACTATGTTGTGCTACGTACTCTCTGTAACTCATTAGTACTCTTCTTCTGCTTCACCGTCACCTTTTGCGTTCTCTGATTCAACTTGGTCCGACATATCTTTTATGTCTTCATCGTTGAACAGCATCACGTTCTTCATTACCCACTCACGTGAGAAGTACTCGCCAACATAACTAGAGATTTGGTCCATAGTTTGTAGACGCTCGCGTAGAAGTTCAGCGTCCTTCATTTCAGTGAAGTGGTTGTCTCTAGAGAAGTCAACCTGTATCTGACTCTTCCATGAATCCCAGTCTTGTTCTGTACATATAGCTTTAAGAAGTAGTTGTTTCTTCAGGATACCAATGAACAGGTGGGCAAACTTTTTACGCAGACGGTCAATGAACTTTTGGAATTTGACTTCGTCACGATTAATTTCTGTAGTACGACCCAAAGAGAACTGCGACTCTTGCTCCAAACGAGACATTGGGACGTTTAATGAGCGATATAACTTCTTTTGGAAATAAATGATATCGTCAATTTGTCCTAGGTTTTCTCCGCCCGGCAAGGTACTTATCTCTGTACCACGACCACCTTCTCGACGTGGTAACCAGAAGTCCTCTAACATAGACATATGTTTGCGGTCATCTTTGATCTCACCGCTGTTTGCGTCATAGACAATCTTATTACGATAGCGAGACATGATATCTTTCAGGTGTTGTTCTGCTTTACCCTTCGGTAAGTTACCCACGTCAATATAGAAAATACGACGTTCAGGTGCACGTGCCATACGATAGATGACAAGAGAGTCTTCCATCATACGTAACTGATTAACTGGTTTCATTGCCTTCTGTAGATAGGACAGTACACGCTTCTTACTGGTATCTAAGAGACCTGAAGTGACATACGAAACAGAATCCGGAGTCAGTTTAATGCCGTTGTTGGCACCCGCTCTTTCTTGATAGATGTAAAAATCGTTAGTTTTGTCTACGATCTTTGCGCCTGTCTTCGCATCCTTTTTGTATTGCACCTCTTTAACTTTACGAACCTTGGTAGAATCAATAGGACGACATTCGACAATACCACCTTTTTGATTAGATTCGTTGACTACTAGGTGGTGATATATTCTTCCGTCAACATACCATGAACGGAACATATCGTGACCATACTCTTCGAAGTTCAACATGGCAACAACCCCGTTGAATTCTTCAGTGATGGATTTCTTGATTTTATCCGGAGCCTCAACCTTGTCTAGGTTGATACTAATAGAACTTTCTAGTTCGGACGAAACGATTGCTTCGTTGATGATGTCTTCGATTGCAGCATCACACTCTGGGTGTTCTGCCATGTTTCGGTATTTCTTGATTAACTCTTGGTTATCTTTTGCGGCAGTACCTTCCATGTCAACGTATTGACCAAAGTAAGAACCGGATGCAGTAACGTATCCAGCACCATCTTCATCCACTTTAGGAACGATAGACGGAGTCTTATCACCTTCTATGCTTCTGTCCTGAACTCGTTTAAGTTCGAATCCAAATGCTTTAAATACGTTATTGTCTGCCATATAAACCTCTGATAATAAAAGGGGGTAGAGAACCACCCCCATTCATATACTTATAATACCATTAACTAGTGGTATCTGACTCCCAATATTGAACTTGGAATTCTACTGTAAACTCTTCGATAGCATCGTTAGTGTCATAACTTACATCGATTGCTGAGACGTTAGTCGGGAAGCAACCACGGAAGTTATAAGTTTTAAGAACCGAACCATCTTTGTCCAACTGCTCGACAAGTAAGTCTGCTTGGTAAGCGACAGGATTTGTGATACCAGTGTTTGCACTGTGACCATTCATTCCGTTCATCCACTTTTCCATGGCGTTGCGTGTTGTAAAGTCAGTATCGTTTAATACCGTGATGTTCCACGGTTCAAACGTACGGTCTCCAGCGATCTTTAACTGACGACCACGGAAAGGCACTTCGATTACCGCCATAATAGATGCTGGTAACTGTGCAGCTTTACACATGAAAGATGTTAGTTCTACATCACCACCGGCATATGCTGGGAAGTTTACGGTTGCACGGAATAAGTTAGGACGTGCACCTCCACCTTTTAGTTTTGCTTTGAAATCATCTACTCTTAATGACATGATTATTTCCCCTTATATTGCGCCGACTACTTCTTCAAACTCTACACCAGTTCGAACAGCTACAAAGTTTAAAGTTACGTAGTTGATTGAACGTGCTGGTTTGATGAAGCAAGAAGCGATAAATTCGTTTCGGTCGATGACTTCTGGTGTATTGTTTGTTTCGTCACAAACAAGACGGAAATCTGTAATACCACGACGACCCTGTATCTCCCGTAGGAAAGGCTCTACAATGTTTACGAATTCTGCGCGAGTAAACTCATCGTTGAATTCGAACATTACGTTTTGACCTGCTTGAGAGATTGCACGTTCGATTACTAAGAATAGTCGACGAACGTTAATACGGTCAAATGCAGATGGACGCGATAGGTGAGTCTTGTCACCGAACAACATAATACCCTGACCTGCTTTGGAGATGATTGGGTTTGCACCACCTTTGTATAAGATATCTCGTTCGGTCTTGTCTGGGTTTATTAGTAATTCAGTTACTGCGACATACTGTCCTCGACGCGAACCTGCTGGTGAGAACCAAGGTGCAGATACGTTGTCAGTTGCTGCCATTACACCAGCTGTGGATGATGCGGCAGGAATCCATTCATATTTGTCTTGGTATTTGTCATATACTCTAATTTGGTTAGCGTCTACAACAGCATAAGAAGATCGGGTTCGATTTGAGCTATATGCCTGGATGTTTGTTAGGTCGGATCTCTCTAGAGAGCCAACTGCAACACAGTCCTTTCTATCGTTTTGGGCGATAGCAACTAAGTGATTAAACATGCTATCTGTAGAGTTGCCAGCTGGTGCGATTAAGAAGTCTACTTGAACTTCATCTTTATTTTTAAATAAATCGTATCCAGAAGCATAATCAACTGTAGCATCACTTGCATCTTCTCCACCTTCCAGATCGTAATCCGTAGGGGTGACACCCGTGGCGGACGGAGCAACGCTTACCCAAGAACTTCTTGAGTTAATTACGTCTATAACGAAGTTATTAGAGCCATCTCTAGCAATGTCTCCAGCTGTTTGACTTAGATAGTCGAATGTTTCTACAACTTCTCCGGAAAAAACTACAGCAACGTGAATTTCGCTAGCTTCATCTGGTGCGGAGTCGAAAGAGGCTTTGTGAGGCCAGGATGACCACTCATCGTTACTACATACTGATACTGTAATCTCGTTACCTAGTGAGCCTGGGTTATTTGCTGTAAAGAGGTCGCTACTATCTTTGGCGTATGCTTGTCCTGACTTATGTGCGCGAACAACATAAAGGGATGAGGAATATTTTAGGAAATATGATGCGGACAGAAAATCTGCCGAATTTGCATCTCCTGATGAAGGGTTGCCAAAGACTCGAGCAAGTTCGGCTTCATTACCGACTAATACTCGCTGTCCAACTGGGCCCCAATTAAAGTCACCTACTAATGCACCAGTTGTAGAAGTGACCGCAGGGACTGTTCCTGTTAGGTCTATTTCTTTAATCTGTAGTGCTGGTGACTCAGAAAATTTAAGAGTCATGATAGTGTCCTTTTTTAGTTAAGGTATAATAAGTTAAGCATAATGCGGAAATTTCGTTCAATGTATCTATTTATACATTTAATAAGTTTACCAAATATCGCTTGGTTCATAGTCCGTCCAGTCCATGCTGTAAGGATCATGTCTCTCTTCAACAGGAATATAGTCGCTGCCATCATCTATGATACCGAATGGCGGTAGGTCATCTTCAATTTCTTTCATTCGCTGGTCAAATAACATCTGTTTAATATTAACGTCTGTCTCATCAGCGAACGACTGTGTTCCAACAAAGTATCCAAACATTACTAAATTCATCATCAAGTCATCATGATTACCATCACTGGCTTGATATGAAGTTCCTTTTGACGTGAATGTGGAGATTTCCATAATCGTGTTTTCATCAACGATTTCTATCTTGTTGTTTTCAATGATATCCTTGATGGAAGAGCATCCCATTCTCTTCACCTTCTTATCCATGCGAATACCAATTGCATTTGCTTTGATGGCAGACTCTAGGTGGACGTTTTCGTACTCAAGGTCTTGGTACAGTCCTACACATACAACCATGCCTTGGTCGTTATTTTCGATAACAACATATGCTTCGTTATATGCGTTTGCATATTTGTATATTATGTTAGGGTATAGTATCGGGGATATCTTGTTGTTACGATACACACATACTTGCTTGAAGGGTTGCACTGAAACATCAATAATATTAAATGTAGAATAATCCTGACCACGCCCTTGACAAACATCTACGGTCATGATATACTGGTGTTCTTCAATAACATCTTCATAGACTAATAAATCTCCACCTTCTAGTCTACGTTTAGGTTCTCTAGCACGTAATTCTAGAAGTACTTGACCTTCAATAAGAGTATTACCAGTACCAAAGAAAGTATTACCAAACTCTTGATCAAACTGTAATTGAGATGTGTTAGCAATTGTTTGTGCTTTCCACTTCTCATCACGACCAGGCACATCCCACCAATCTACACGAAATGGTTGGTACTCATTGACCTTTTGTACTGCACCTTCCCATATCTTTTGATAAGTATTACCGATACCATTCGCAGTGCTTGTTATGATAACCTTTGTATCTTTACCGGATGAGATTACTGGGTATGTAGATGTGTAGAACTCAGCCGCATTCTCTACGAACGCAAACTCATCTAGGAATAGAAGGTTAACCGACATACCACGAATGGATGATCCAGATGTCGCAGACGCAATGATTCTAGAGTTGTTCGAGAATTCAATGGACCCTTTGTTGAGCGCTTTGCATCCTGGCTGCAAGAAGAATGGTAGGTTCTCTAACATGAGGGTTACACGAGATAACATCTCACGTGCAGTGGCACCTTTGTTTGCAAGGATTGCGATGGTCTTTTCAGGATGGAATAAGGTATACCATAGAAGGTATCCTACAGAGGATATTGATTTACCCGACTGGCGGCACGCCAAGACAATAGAGAATCGATTATCGTTAAAGTGATCAAACATCTTCTCTTGATAATCATATAGTTTAAACGGGACAAGTCCTTTGTCCAGATGCACGACCTTAACATACTTTTTACAAAAATATGCTGGTTCCCTCATACACTTACGGTATTCGCGGAGTTTCTTTTTGTCCCACTCTTCAGCGACACCGTCTCGCTTGACTTGCGGGTTACCTAGATAGGAATTCTTAGTGTAGGAACTCATTCATCTTCGTCTTGATCAATTACTTTCTCATCTCCCAACAGCATACGCTGAAGGTCTGTAGTAGAACCGACGAATAGATTATTATTGGTTGTTGACTCGGCGGGCTTGTCTTCTTTGGTAAGTTCTTTCTGCTTCTTATTGAGGTCCATTAGTTTATCATTAACATCTGCGATGCCTTTGATCATACCAGATAGAACCTCAAAAGCACGAGGGTGTTCACTCTCCCGTGCGACTTCAATCATGAGTTCTAGTGATTCACGACCCTTCTCAATTAGATCATAGTAAGTGTCACGAGAATACTCGTAATCTTGTTCATGAACAAAGTTTTTCTTCTGCTCCTCATCAAAAAGAGCAGGTGGTTTGCTATCGTCTCTCATAATGTATATCTATGTCTTAAATAAAGTTGGGTTACGATTCAGGTTCAAAAACTGTTATTGTAGTTTCGAAACCGTAATCATCATCCGGACTCACATCAATAGGGTCTGGGGCTGTAGTTATTAAAGAACCTAATACATCACTGTCATTCTGTATAACATTAATGTTCGTACTTACTTCCCGAACAATGTTCTGTGTCAACTCCGGACCATAGAAGTTTACCTTCATCTCAAAGTTCAGGGTGTATATAATGGTTCGCCTTTGTTCTAAGGCACCCTCATAGTCGTCTTGAAAGTCTAGTCCGGAAAGTACAATCGGAACATCTTCTTTGATATTTGGTTGATCAGCAAATGGTTTTACTGTCAATGTGTATTGTGGTGCGAAGTATGGGATAATTTGTTCTACCACTTGTAATGCGTCATCTTGAGATTTAGCATAAACTGCTAAAGAAAAGGAAACATTATATGGGACACCCACATACATTTTTCGTTGAGAATTATTATCTGAAGATACTATACCGCCAAATCCATTTACCTTGGGAAGTTGTCGGGTAGAGTCATATGCTATAGAGGTTATCTCAAACGACATGCGAGGAAGTTTCATCGCAACTCTTCGTTCTGCTTCTTCTCCGTTAGACATCTCTTCTAGGCGTTCGAGAAAAGATCTCTTTGGCGCATATGATAGTGGTACCTTGACTTGGGACAACACCTTTCCATTAGCATCTGTTCTCAAAACATGTAAGTCATTGAACAGAGAACCAAATACCGCAACACAAGTACGCACACGCTTATGATAGAAATGACTTCCAATCATTGTAATATATCTCCGAATGGATTTGTCTCAGTGAAATCTATGAAGTCATTAGCGAAATCATCGAATGTTTGATTCTGGGAAAGAGGTTGTATTTCGTTTATGCCGTCAGTAATTGTTATTGGAGTAAGTTCTGCCCAGTCTCCCCTTATAGGCATGGTGTCTAACCATACTCGCTCTTCCCCGTCACTAGATCCATTGTGTGCTAGTTTCAACAAGCGGGTCTGACCGTTCCATTCAGTAACCTCTCCTTCCATAACATAGTCTGCAAAGGTTTGGGTCACCACTTCTCCAATGGCATAATGCTGTTCTTCATTTTCTTCCGTCTCTGGTTCCATAGTTAATTCGTACTGGAATGCAGACTCTTCTTCTACTTGGTCTATCATAGGGATGCCAGTGTCGAAATCTTCGTCTGAGAATTCGAATAACTCGCACTGCATACGGAATTGAGGTAGTTGTGATAACTGGTAGAAAGGAGTTTCTGTCTCGACTCTCTTTACCTCGAACAAAGACTCTGATAGAGGAAGGAATATTAAGTCACCTTCACGTGGACGGAACTCGTACTCAGAGAGGCGGTCTCCAATCAATTCTCTCCATCGTCGACGTGCAATGACAAAGGTTGCTTGGTCTCGCAATTCGATACCAAATTTGGTGAACAGATCACCCTCTCCATCAAAAGCATCACCGTTCTCAATGTACACTTCTACTTTATATGCGTCTGAGAACTGAGACTGAATGCTGTCTAGGAATATGTCTTCTCTTTCGACAACCTCTCTTGGTAGGTAATATACATCCTGACCATAGAACTGGATTGATTCGATTAAAAGATCTTCATAGAGCGATTGTTCTGCTCTACTTTTTGTAGTGATATATGGATTGGTGGCCATGCTTTACCCCATAAAGAAGATTGGACCTTCATCTTCCTCGTTACGGAATTTCTCCATGATTTTCTCTATCTCTTGTAGAGAGTCTTCATAGATCTGACGAGCGTTGACTGTAATACCGCCAGGCAAAGTCATACCATCAAATTTAGTTAGGTTTGTTCCCCATTGACGTTTAATCAATGCGGTTGAATATTCTTTGAGGAATCGATGATTCCATAGCGAGTTATATTCGTTTACTGTTTCGTCTGGATTTCTAATACCGTAGACTTCAAATATTACATAGTCATCTAGTTTAAGATTCGTTTTAGAAACATGTAAGTTAATTCTATTGTACTGTCGGTCAAAAGTAATTTGTGGATGACCGCCTAGTTTCATGTCCAATAATGATAGTTGTTGTTGCATCTGCTCGTAGTGTGCTAGATCACCCAATAGACCACCACCATTGGCGAAGTCACTAATGGTATGGGACATGAACTGCCACGAGTCACTGAACCATCCGTTGTGAGCATTACTAAAACTCATAGGGATCATTCTTACTACTGCACTTAGATCCAGACTGTCGCTTAAATCTACTGACTGGTTATCAATATCGGTCTGAGTCAATTGATGTTTTAGGTAATATCTCTTAGAACCGTCCGGATGATTTTCACGAAACCACTGTAATGCTTCGTCGATACGATCGTCGAGTTGTTCTTCATCGATATTAACTTCGACTACCGGATGCCCTAGAGCACGAAGGCAGTAATCGATTAAATCTTCTCTACTTGTTGAATACATGACTATAGTCCAATATTGGTTGCCTTACTATTTATACGTTTATTTATATCAAAAATAAATATAAAAAAAGGGGACCGAAGTCCCCTTTCATATCTTGGCCGAAACCTAGATTAGTTTACAACTGTACCATTCACATCGTATACATCGATACGGTAGTGAGATGGAGCCTGTCCACCTAGTTCGTTTGCATCCGATGAAGATGCAACGTGTAGAGATGATGCAGTTTCTGCTTCATCAATCTTAATCTCACCAGTAGTAGAGTTATAAGTGATACATAGACCACCAGATAGAGCTGTCTTAGTACGCTCTGGAGTCCAGTACTTATTAGTACTTCCTTCTGAGACGTTATCTGTATCCCATGCTAGGATTGCAGATGTAGATGACTCTAGAGAAGTCAATCGAGTACCGTGTCCAGCAACCGCACCTGTTAGAGTGCTGTCAGCAGATTGGAACTCAGCAACGATTTCTGCAAGAGAGTTTAGTGCAGTTGCGTCTGTGTTAGACAATACATTAGAAATCTGAGACTGTAGTCCAGCTTCCGCAGATGTCGCACGAGTTTCTTCAGCGTCAATCGAACTCTGTAGTGCGCTATCAGCAGAACTACGAGTAGATGCTTCTGCATCAATGTTTGCCTGTAGACCACTAACATCACCACCTGTAGAAGATGTCAATGCATCGATGTTAGACTGTAGAGTAGCCTCAGCACCTTCCGCACGTGACTTCTCAGTCGCAATTTCCGCAGAGTTAGCATTATCACCAGCGGTAATTGCAGCACCGTTGATGTTGATGTAGCCTAGAAGTTGTGAACCAAGGTTAGATCGAGTTGTTGCTTCTGCATCAATGTTTGCCTGTAGTGCAACATCACCAGCACCACGTGCAGACTCTTCAGCAGTTAGGTCCGCTTCGAGTGCAGTGATGTTGTTCTCAGCAGTAGTCAATCGACCACCGTTTGCCGTGATAACACCAGATAGGGATGCGTCAGCAGTTTCAAATGCAGATACAATCTCAACCAATGTGTCTAGAGACGCAGGGGAACCAGAAATAATAGTACTGACCTGATTCTGTAGACCAATGATGTCAGACTCTAAAGCAGCATCAGCAGAACTACGTGCAGATGTTTCTGACACGATGTTCGCAGCGTTAACTGCTTCTGCACTTGCCGCACGTCCTGCTTCCGCATTAATCTGTGCTTGTAGACCAGATACGTCACCGGACTGAAGTACTTCAAGAGCGTCTATCTCTGCTTGTAGAGCTGCGTCAGCAGAACTACGTGTACTTGCTTCCGAACTAACGGCCGCAATTCGAGCAGCAACTTCTGCGTCATGATCAGTTTGACTTGCTTTGGTTCCAATGGATGTTGCTACTGTCGCAGAGAAGTTCGCGTCGTCACCAAGTGCCGCAGCTAGTTCGTTCAACGTATCCAATGCCGCAGGGGCAGCGTCTACAGTTGCCGCAACAACACCATCAACATATCCTTTGTTAGCAGCTTGTCCAACGTCTGTCGGAGTATCAACTCTAACATCCGAACCACTTAGCATGACAATACCGTCTTGGAAGTCGAATGTTCCGCCAGGACCAGTAGCAGTTATTGAACCACCAGATGCAATCTGAAGTTGATCTGTTGCCAAACGACCACTTACTAGATCAGTCCACTCGTAGTCTGTACCAGTCCACTTGACGAATTCGCCAGCATTAGCAGTAGGAATGTTTAAGTGTTGGTCGATCTCTGCCTTAGTGGCATTACCGAAACCACCACCAGTGATTGTTGACGAACCGAAGTTTACTATAGAACCTTCGAAATCGACAGTTCCTGTTTGAACTTTTAGGTCATTCGATTCAATGTGATCAATGAATCCACGAGCAGCATAAACATCATTAGCGTTCTTGATGTTGTTACTATCCATGTCAAGTTCAGCAGTCATCTGAATATCAGTTGAACCTGAAGATGTGCTGATACCAGAAGTACGTGAGTTTGCAGCAGCAATTGCCGCAGCGTTTGC